AACTAATAATGCATATTGGTCTGGTTTTATTGACTCTGGCGGAGAAGAAGTTGTCTTACAATGGACAGGAACAATTTGGACGCTACAAAGAGTTGTAAATGGAGATTATTCTGGGCCATTTGGTTCTGAAGCCACCAACAACACTTCTACTTCAGCAACAATCCCCACAACTGGTTGGGTCTATACAGTTACAGGTTATGGTAGCCCATCCATCACCATCACCGCCGCTTGATGAACATTCCGCTAGTCATCCTCTGCCTTGCTTTTGCCTCCTGCTCGCCTCGCAAGCAGGATAACAATGCTCTGCCAGTTTATTCGGACATGGGCGCAGCATCTGACTTAGGAGCTACTAAGCCATGAGTGAGGAACAGGTCTGGAGCATAGAGGTCAAGCTGGCCCGGATGGAAGAGCGCCAGGTCCAATTGTACAACATGGTCGCGACCTCCTTGTCAAAGTACGGAGATGTGGTAAACAGAGTCTCTGCCCTGGAGCACTTCCGGACAAAGGCGCTAGCCGTAGCCGGGATCATTGGACTCATATGCTCAATAGCTTGGGACATGCTCAAAAATCGTTTAGGGAATTAGGAGAAACATAATGCCAAATTTCACAGCAGGAACTTCATTCACAGACGGCGTTACCAATGACGTAACGGCGGCTAAACTCAACGCCCTTGTAGCCGATGCTGTGCCTACATCCAGCCTTGCCCTAGCCAGCACCAGCGGGACTATATCAAACTTCACATCCAGCACAGCCACACTCCTTGGTGCAATCACAGGCTCAACCAATGTAATTAACATTGGCAGTGGGCAGATTTATAAGGATGCGAGTGGGAATGTTGGGATTGGGACTACGAGTCCTGCGACACAACTGCAAATTAATAGTAGTGCAGCAACATATAGCGACCAGTTGAGAATTAGAAACACAAATTTTGGTAATGCTGATATTGGTGTTGGTAGCGGAATTATGGCTATTGCAACCGATATGGCTAACATTACTTTCCACACTTCTAGTAATTTAGGCACTACAGGCTCATCCGTACCAAGTAACGAACGCCTCCGCATTGATTCGAGTGGGAATGTTGGGATTGGGACTGGTGGAACTGCGGCTGCATCAAAACTAGATGTTTATGGTTTGGGCAATTTTCAAGGTCTTGAGGTTGGAAAATCTGGTCAAACTGGAAATAGGGTTGCTGGAATTGATTTCACAGGAGATGACACATATACAGATTACGGATTTAGAATTATAAGGCAAAACACTGGGGCAAATGCCGATACAGCCCTGACAAACAGGGGAACTGGAGGCCTAGTTATAAGGACAGAAGAAGCGGGGGATATTGTACTCCAAACCACGAACACAGAACGCATGCGCATTGCTGCGGGTGGGAATATTGGGATTGGGACTGCGAGTCCTTCAGCACAACTTGAACTATCAACTGACAGCGCAAAGAAGCCCTCAACTAACACTTGGACGATTGCATCTGACCAAAGGTTAAAAACCAACATTACAAACGCTGACAATGATCGGTGTTACGAAATTGTTAAGCAAGTTCCACTTAAACGCTATACTTGGAGGAGCGAAGTTTATTCCGAAGGGCAGGTAAAAGACAGGAGCAAATTGGGCTGGATTGCACAAGATGTAGAAGCGGTGTTTCCTAAAGCCGTTGGAACAAACAGATTTGCTTACAACCAAGTCTTTGAAGATGTAGTCACACCAGAATTGGATTCTGATGGTAATGCTGTTCTTGATGAGAATGGCGTAGCCAAAACAAAGACAGAGAAGAGATTGGTTAGCGAGGAGGTTATTGAAGATTGTAAGGATCTTAATTCCGATCAGATTTATGCGGCTATGTACGGAACAATTCAAAAGCTGATTGAGAAAGTGGAGTTCTTAGAATCCAAAGTGGCAACCTTGGAGGCCGCTTGACCCTAACTGAAATCGCCCAATACGCTGGCGAGAAGATCGGCAAGACCGACTCGGATACGCTTACCTTCCTGCAAAAGTCAGCCAGCTTGAACTATAGGCGGGTGTGGAACTTTGCACCCTGGCGGGAGAGTATTACGAACTCAACCTATTCAGTCTCGACTTCAACCAGAACAATTACCCTCGGGTCTATTGTCGAGAATCCTCTATCAGTTGCATACGGAGATAGTGAGTTGCCGTCCGTTGACCTTCAAACAATCATAAGCCAGGACGCCGACCTTCTTGATTCAGACAGGACCGGAACTCCGAGTCAGTATTACTTCAAGGGAAGGAATACCTCTGGAACAGCCGAGATTGATCTGTACCCAATTCTGAACACGACGAGCACAACACCATTAAAGGTAATAGAAAAAATTTCATGCGTCACAAGGCAGAATAACGTTGTTGATTTTCCTCCGAGCGTATCGGCATTGGGCGACGAACTTCGCCTTCCGCACGTTCAGCATGTAGTTCTCGCCCTTACCCACGCCGACGCCTTGGAAAGGGAGAGACAGTACGCAAAGGCTCAGGCTGTTGTTTCAGCTGCGAATGCTGACCTAGCAGCCATGGCGCAGTACGAAATGAGCCAGGTCGGAGGAATAAAGGTTATCACTCCGTCTAGCCTCGGAGAATATAGCATCACAGACATAGCGGTTTAATCCATGCCATACTTCCAGGACAATTTGGATGATCTGCTCGCTATAGCTGCATCTGTAAGTTTTGAAGGTGGTCAGGTTTCTGGCATTACGCCAAATTTAATTGGCGACAATCAAGCCAGCGAGTTGGTCAACATGACCATCAGCCCAAGTGGGAATCTTGAATCCCGCCTTGGCATTGAGTCCATGTCAACCAATGTGTCTGGAGGATCAAGCATACAAGGGATGCACTATTTCGATGCGCCATTGATTGAGTCCTTGTTTGTGGCTACCAACGGAACCATCTTTCGATCTACCGGCTCATCTACCTTCTCCACTACTGGCGGGACTGTGATCAACCAGAGCGCCCAGGTTGACTTCTCTCAGTTCAACAACCGAATGTATTTTACCGATGGAAGTAGTAACCTTCATTTTTCGGATGGGACAACAACGCATCGTCAAGGTACAAGCATTCTTTCGATTACTGTTACAAGTGGTGGTACTGGATATAATGCTGGGACTCCAACTGTTACAATTGCTGCTCCCAATGTTGCGTATGGAACAACAGCTACTGCAACTGCCGTAATGAATGTACATAGTGTTGGAACAGTAAATGTAACTTTTGCTGGATCTGGATATACGTCAGCACCAGCAATAACATTTACTGGTGGCGGTGGATCTGGTGCGGCGGCCACAGCCAGCGTGTCTAACCTTGCTCCGCCTGCACTTCGATTGGTTAGGCAGTTTACTAATAGAATCTTTGCAGTAGGAACTGGAGCGGACAGAAACACTCTTTACGCATCTGACATCCTTGATGCCGAAGTGTGGAAGTCAACCAACAGCATCATTGTTGGCGGTGATGATGGCGAGGACATTGTGGCCATCCAACCTTTCTACGATTACGAAATACTTGTCTTCAAGCCAAATAAGATTTACTTGGTAGCGGCTGATCCTACAGCAACAACTGCGGCTGGCTGGACGGTGCGACTACTCAACGACAGGATTGGATGCGTTTCTGGTAGGTCTGTCAACTTCGTCAATAAAGACGTATTCTTTTTATCCAATGACGGAATTAGGTCTGTAGCTAGGTCTATTGCTGATGACTTTTATATTGTAGGAACGCCAATCAGCGAGCCTGTCAAGAATATCATTGCCAGAATTAACAAGAACTATGTGACGCTTTGTAACGCTGCGTTCTATAACAATAGGTACTTTCTGGCAATCCCGCTGGATACCGCAATCACGCCTAGCCATATTCTGGTTTACAATGCGTTGTTCAATGCCTTTGAAGGCTTGTGGAGCATCGCTGCGTCCAGAATGGTGATTACAAACTTCTCTTCTGGATTTGCAACAAACTCACAAAAACTTGCATTCGGAAGTCCCACAAGCAGGGTTGGTCATTATCTTGGCTACAAGGATGCAGACTCATCCGACCCAACATCAGACTATGTGGATTATGCTTCCACAGGAACCTACACAAGTTCAGTCACATCTAAGGCTTACGAGTTTGATGATCGCGTAGCGCAGAAGTTTGGATCGCACTACGAGATTGAGTTCTTTAACTCTGGATCTACCAACGCTAGTATCAGCATGAGGCGCGATACGGACGGAACAACAGTAGGAATAGCCTCAAATGTTGACACACGCTCTGCTGGTGGAATTACCCTTCCATTTACCCTGCCAGCTACGCTATCTGCACAAACCGTAAAACGCATTGCTAACAGCCTTCGATCCTATCAAAAGTGGCGCAATATGCGTATGATCGTTTCCGCACCATCCAAGAAACTTTCTATTCGAGGAATATTGCTCGCAGCTAACCCAGATACCATTGAGGTGCAAAAGAACGTATGACGGCCGTGGAATATATTGAGCAAAGCGGTGTTCCGGAGGCCATGTGGCCTAACCTATCTGATTGGTTTAATTGGTTTGAGAGGCAGGGCATGGTCGGCATCGTCGAGGACTCGAATGGCATCGCTGGGGTGGCGCTAGCTAGGTGTCTTAAAGAGGGCCAAAAGCCCGACCACTACGTTCACTCTGAGGATGGGGACAATGTCTTTGTAGACTTGACGATCTCCTCAAAGGGTGCTATCTCCTTGAGGTGCCTGTTGCTTCTCCTTTGGGAGCGTTTTGGCATTCGTAAACGTATTACGTTTAACCGTTCTGGAAGATACAGGAGTTATGACTATATGAATTTTATGAAAAAGGCAAGGGTCTAATGGGTGGCTCACCTTCTATTCCCTCACCGCCCCCTCCGCCCGATCCGTCAGCGGTAGCGCAGGCCAATGCAGAGGCGTACAAGAAGAATGTTGAAACTTACCTAGAGAAATCTCCAGAGCTGGCCGCTATGGAGAACAAACTTCGCATCCAATACATGCCACAACAACGTTCCCTAGAGCGTCAATTAGCAGCCCTAGACCAGCAGGCCGGGGTCCAGGCCGGGATGCAACTTGAGCGTCAGTACGGACCTCAGCGCACCCTGGAGGGATTGCGTAGGGCGTATGAACAGAGTCCCCAGGCTTATGCCTTGAACCGTGGATTAGGCGATCAGATGACCCGCCAGTTCGAGCGTCTTTACGGCCAGAATCCATACGGCTCAGTTGAGCAGAACGTAGCGTTTAACCGCCAGCCAGGACCAGTTGACTTCTATGGCACGCTAGGAACAAACATTTCTAATCCAAATTTACAGGGATAAATATGGCCACAAACTACAACTCCGAGTTTACAGCAGACATGATTAAAGATCCTGCTGCCCCTACTACAGAAAAAGCCCTTAATCGTGAAAAGTTTTTTGAAGAAGTATTTATACCGCAATATGGCGGGAGCCAGGGCATTCTAAATACTTTTTACGGAGGAGGCGGGTTCAGGCAGGGTGGGTCGAACCCATCTATTGACGGCTACCCCCATATGCCGTCATACAATCAGTTCATTGGAAATACTGGCAGATATTCTCATAGGCACGATGGCAAACAGTACAATATGCCGTCCATAAGAGACAATAAAGCCGAATTTGATGTCGCCTATAATAATTACGTAAATAATATAGATGTCTCCAAT